GCCTAAGACCGCTTCTATCGCGCTATACGGCACTTCTTTGCTTAAATAAATACTATCCTGCTCAAAGGAAAAAACAGGTTGTTTAAAAATATCCCTAATCGCTTTTTGCGAAAAAGACCTTGCTATTTGGTCATAATCAGCTTGCCTTAACACTGTGCAGTTTGAAAGCATGATAGGTAGACCGCATATCAATAAAGCAGTCCAAATTCGCCTATTATCAATCTTATCTTTCGCTTTTTTTGCGTCCGCAGAGGCTACAAAGCCAAAACCAACACATAGCGTAAGGATAGCTTCAGTAATCTCTTTTGTGATGAAACCTGTGTAGGCAAGTAGAGGCAAAAGCAGGGCTGTTACCCCAAAAATGGTAGTTTTCCAATTTTTCATTACGCTTTAGGAGTTGGATTAGGGTAAATGTTAGAATAACCAAAAGGGTCTTCTTTGTAGATATTTTTCGCATCAATACCAATGCTTTCTAACCAAGTAGGCACATAGAAACAAGGGCAGGCTTTATTCCAAAATTGGTTATGTCCCGCTATTTTGATGTTGGGGTGTTTGGCAATCATATCTTTGACCAACTTTGTCAAAGATGCAATTTGTTCTTTTGTACGTGTATCTTTTGGCACGCCATTTTTGTCAAGCCCGCCGATAAGACAAACATTCAAGGCGTTTAAATCCACCGATTGCGTACCTACACCGTACGTCATCTCAAAGGGTTGTATGCCATCTGAATCGTCCACTTGCCAAGTTTCCACGACCTGTCCGTTTTCTTCAATAATGCGTGCATAGCCCGGGCGACCCCACCCCAAAGTTTTTACATGGTAGTCCACGATTGTTTGAGCGTCCCACCCTGCCACTCTCTCAGGTGTTGCGCTTACGTGAATTATAAGCCACGTGACTTTAGACTTTTTGATAAGCCCCAACTTTGAAATAGTGTTAAATCCAATAATACCGTCAATGTCCAAACCTTGTTTTGTTTGGAAGTCAATAACCGCTTTGTAAGTTGCTTTACCAAACCACCCATCGACCTCCAAAGAATAGCCGTTTTTGTTAAGAGCCGTTTGCACATCTTTCACATCTTGCCCAAATGAGCCTATTTTTAATACTCGCATCTTATTTCTTGTTAGGATTTGTGAAATTCAACACCCAAGTCAGCTTTGTAAATTGTTCGCAAAGTTCATCAATACTTAGCAAGTTGGCGTTAATCTTAAAATGATAGGTAACCATTGCCTGCATCTGCCTAATACTACCAACCTGCTTGTATTTCTCTAAACTTTTTGCCACTCCCCCAAGCCCATGTCCGTGATGCTTTGCACAAACGAAACAAGGGAAAGTAACGCTTTTGGATTGTCCAATATAACTTTGTCGCCATCAATCCAGCAATTTTCAAGGTAGATACGGACTGCTTTGAGCAACCCACCGCCTTGCAAATTTTGCAAAAGCAAGTCCATGACGTGAATTTGCTCTATACCATGAACAAGCGCGAAACAATCCTTATCCTTAACCTTGCACTTGAGTAAGAAAACTTCATCATGTAATTTTTTTTGATGCGCTATTTTCTCAGCCCATTGCGCCAAGTCCGCTTCAGTTATCAATTTTTCGTTATCCACCTTGAACCACCCCCGTTGGTTTGAAAGAAATTCCGCCTATAAACAAAGGGATTTCCATTTCAATAGATTTGTCGTTTTGGCTCATGTCGCGACCATTTTCCAAAAATACACAACTTTGTAACACGTGCGTATCAATTTTTGTATCAGATACTTGGAAAACTATCACAATATCAAAAGGCTCTATGTTTAGGATAGAACCTTGTGGCGCAATCGTTTCCAAAAGCTGTAGTTCCTCCATTTGCAAAGTGATAGAACCTTCGTTTGCTATATTTCCGTAGCTGATTCCTACCATTTTGTTCCCTGCGCCATAAACGCCCTCAACCTCTTGCGCTTCTTTGTAATTCACGGCGGTTACACCCGTGAGAGTTCGCCCAAGCAAACGTATAGAAACGTTTGCCCAAGCATATTGTTTTCCGTTTACTAAAGGCTGTGCCATTTTACGATATTTTTGGAGTGTAGCTGATTGTAATATCAATATCTCGACTTACGCCTACAGGCACAAGTTTAGCGGTAACCTCTATTTTGGAGGTAGCGAGAACGTTTTGAGCAGGGCTTACAAAAACTTTGCCTCCTGAAAGTTCGCCATTTGCAACCATTCGGCGAATGGGCTGTTCGCACTTCGTTTCTATCTCTTTGGTAGCTTCACGCGACAACTGTCCCGTAGTGGGGTTCACATAAACAGGTGCGTTTATATTGGGCAGGATAGAGGCGTAAATAAGCCTTACAGCTTTGTCTATGGCTCTATTCGTTTCGATATGCGCAAAGTCGCTTGTGATTGCTACAGCAGTGTGCGAGTCTCTTAGCCACGCCCCTGTCTTGCCTACCAATGGTCTAAGGAAAAGATACCCTTTCGTGTTGAGTCCGTTCAAAACTGTATCGGTCAAATTCACAAAAAGTGAACTATTTGCAAAGGCAGGTGTTTCAAGCTCTGTACCGTCAGATAAATTGAACTTGTCCACCCAGCCAATATTTTCGTGAACCAATGAGCGCGAAATTGCACCCAAAACAGCCCCTATGCAAGTTATAGAATCACCCTCACTTACATACAAGTCTGCTCCTTTTGCACCGCCATCTTGTCCAATTACAACCGAAACGTTTGGCGCATTTTGGGCGCGAAGGTCAGGCAAGGTAGTTAGGTCAGTAACTGCGCTAATATCCACCGCGTAAACCACTTGTGTAGGCTTATGGTCTTCAAAAAGCGTTGTTACAACCGCTTGAATACTTGCCAAATCCGCCACAAGGCTCGTATTTGTGCGGGATTGGGTGTATATGCCCACCTGCCTAATTACGCCTAAAGACGTATTTTGGAGGGTTGCAAGTTCAGCAAAATTCCAAGTACCGGGTGTTGCAAAATAACCTATCCAAAGTTCCGCGCCTTCGTTTTGGCGGTAAAATTCGGATATGTGATAGTTTTCGACAGGGTACGTGGCAATAGTAAGCCCAAAAGCTTCCGCCTCTTCCAAAGTCGTTACTTTTTTCACTGTATCAGTTCCAAATCCTGCGGGTTTTGTGCCAAAGAAAATAATCCCGCTTACATGGTCTTGTGAGGGGAACTCTTTTCCAAGTCCCCCTTGACCTTTCACGATTGTTACATCATTATTTGCCATTCACGTCTTTTTTCGTTTTAGGTGCTGTAAAAAACTCCTCTCGTGTAACTATTTCATACTCCAAATTGGAGGCTTTCGCACTGTCTTCGCTCCAAACAAACGAGCCATCTTGAAAGATATACACCGAATTAAGGTCAGCGCGTAGCTCAAATGTTTCTTTTATATTTGGGTAGTTCTTTTCCATTATACTTTGTACAAAACAGCTTCATCAGTGAAACCTACTTGGACATCGCATTTCATAAGCATTTTGAGGAAAAACAACTCGCTGTTTGCTTGCAATCTTTCAACTTGCACAAACTCAGCGTTATTGCCACGCGCCATTCCTATACGAAAATTGCTTTGGAAATCGTCTGTAAAAATACCCGCTACCATATTATCTTTTGGCATACCCAAAACAGGTACAATAACCGTTTCACGAATTGAAGTCGGCACCGCATTTTCAGGGGACTGCCCTTTGTAAGTCAGTGCCTCTAAAGCATCACCCCATAATTCAAAATCTTCATAACTCATAATGATTTTGAAGTTAGGGTTATTACGCACAGCAACAGGAGCTCTTTTGCGCACATCTTTCACTTTCGCAATAATATTCGCAGTGGTAAGGGCTACAGGTGAGGTAACCTTCAATGTGTTCGCATCAACATCAAGTTTGTAAAGCAAGCCATCAAATTTATTGTAAGGCGCGGTAGCGGCAGGGGAAGTTTTACGGTTTTGCCAAATAGCAATACCTAAATAGTTGTCATGTATTTTCAAAACCTCCGAAACCATCGCTACCCTTACAGGTTCAGGCAACTCTCTGAACACGAGTTCGCCGTCCATAGCATACTCAAGCCAATGATGTTCAAAAAGACGTGAGTTAAATTCGAGGTAACCCATGTAGTCTTCGGGTTTCAAAAAACGCTCATCAAGGGAAGCATCACCACCTGATGTAGGAGTCGGTACTCGGTCTTGGATAAAATTGGTGACGGTGACGCGAGAAAAAGACTCTTTGTCCTCTACAATTCGAGGCATCAATAAACCTTTTTGCACCGTCTCATTGCCTGTCAAGGCGCGGGATAATACACGCTCATCGTATGTCCCTGCAAAATTTGTTGTTATGGTAAGAGGCATATTACGCTGTTATTTTTTTTTGTTTGTACCATTGCGAAAGTGTAGGATACTGAGATTCGAACTCAACATCTTTTACACCTTCCCCTTTATTTCCTTGTTTCTGCATTTGCGCCATAGATACAACAGGCGTAATTGCATTTAGTTGCTTTTCAGCGCGGTCATAGTTTTCGCGGGCATCTTCGAGCCAATCATTCGCAAGTTCGCGTGAGATACGCTTTTCCGCTACAGCTTTTTCCACAAGCGCCACACAAAGAGCCTCTTTTTCTTCAGCCTCTCTTTGTTGGTAAGCTGATAAAGAGGTATTTAGCTTATTTTCGCTTTCTTGCAAGGTTTTTACTTGCAATTCAAGATTTTTTGCCATGCTTTGCAAATCTTTGATTTTCGCCACTATCGCATCTTCATTGCCTTCGACAAGAGATAGGGCTACCAAAATTTTATTCATATTCGCTGTTTTTTTAGATACCAAAATGAATTTGTCAAAAGCTACTTTCACTCCTTCTTTTTTCGCGCTCTCCACGATGTCTTGTGGCATTGCAACGTTGGTGTAAATTATTTCATCAATAAAACCAAGTTCAAGGGCTTCACTTGCATTTAGCCAAGTTTCCGCCTTCATCATTTCTTTGATTTTTTCTCCCGTTTGCCCTGTAGCATTGGCGTAAATAAGCGCGCTACTTTCAATAGCCTTATCTACCATCGCCTTTTCGCTCTCCTCTAATTCGTCATAATTAGGCTTTTCAGGCATATAAGGATTGTGTATCATTATCAATCCGTAATCTACCATCTTCCTTTTGCCTTTATTGCACACTACAGCCACCATACTTGCCATACTGCAACAAAAGCCTTCTATTGTACTAACTACAGGCTTTGTGCTGTTTCTGATAGGGGAAAGTATATCGAACCCACCAAGCATAGAGCCACCAAAAGAGTTGATAGCTATTTCAATTTCAGTGCATTGTGGCGAATCCACACAACCTTGAATCTCCCTGCTAAGCCAATTTCCATCTGTTCCCCACCCTTCGCCAATATCGCCAAATAGCATCACTTTTCTTTTCATACAATTAACCAAAAAAGTTATATGCAAAAATACGTTAAAAGTGCGTGTTTAAACGTTTTTTTTCTTAACAGTTTGGCAAAAACTTCCAATCTTTCCTGTAGCTATTCCAGCTATTAAATTAAAAGATTGCGTATATTTGCAGTATGAGAAAGGCGACTTTGGAAAAAGCAGAGGAGGCTAAAAAGCTATTTAATGAGCTTCACAAACCTTCTTTAAAAAGAGAGCATACCCAGCAGGTAGTTGGGCAAAAGTTATTCGTTTCATCTCGCACTGTGCGGGATTATCTAAGGTATTGATATGTTTGCAATATTAGCCGATTTTCTGGCGCAAATACAAGAGATGCATTTGCTTGAGGTCGTTGAAAATGACGAGTCTTTAGTAACGGATATTTCTATAACTGCTCAGGCAGAGATAGAAAGTTTTTTACGTGGAAATTATGATGTAGCAAAAATATTCTTTCCTATAACGAGCTATAGCGGGGCTGTAACTTATGCGGTTAATGACGTGGTAAGGTATAACGACTTGCTCTATGTTTGCAAACTTGCAAGTACGAACAACTTGCCTACCAACGCGAATTATTGGGAGCAAAGAGATATGCGAAGCCAACTTATTTTGATGTATTTGGTAGATATTGCGCTGTATCACTTGCATAGCAGGATTATGCTAAACAATATCCCGCAACTTCGCATAATCCGATATGAGCAGGCTATTTCGTGGCTCGAAGCTGTATCAAAAGGGAAACTTAGCCCTGACTTGCCTATTGTAGAAAATACGTTGCCTAATTCCTTCAAATTCATTTCAACACCTGCCAATCAGTGGCAATACTAAAACATGACCGAAAAAGTAACCTATGAAGTCCTAATCCGCGACCTTGCATCGAAAGGTTTTGTGAACATTCAAAACGCAGGAAATAACGCGTTTTCGAGTGTGAATAACAGCGTGCAATCTACCCAAAACGCACTTAGTGGATTAATGACTAAAATAGGTTTAGTAGGCGGGGCTTTTGCCGCTATACAAGGCATCAAATCCATTGGTAAAATGGGTATTGATGCTGAACAGACAGGCGTTGCGTTTGAAGTTATGTTGGGGAGTGCGGATAAGGCAAAACAACTTATAGGCGAAATTAGGCAGTTAGGCGCGGTTACCCCTTTCAAGTCGAGTGAATTGATAGAAGCCTCCCAAACCCTCCTAAACTTTGGCATTACAGGGGACAAAGTTATTCAAACTCTTTCGCGTTTGGGCGATACAAGCGCAGGCAATGCGGAAAAAATGAAACGGTTGTCTTTGGCATTTGGGCAGGCTTATGCAAAAGGCAGGCTTATGGGGCAGGAAACCCTCCAAATGGTAGAGGCAGGTTTTAACCCCTTGCAAGAAATTAGCCGTACCACAGGCAAAAGTATGGGGCAACTTTCCAAAGAAATGGAAAATGGACAAATTTCTATTCAAATGCTTGAAAAAGCCTTTGAAACCGCCACATCAAAAGGAGGGCGTTTTTACGGCATGATGGAAAAGCAGTCCAAAACCGTAGGGGGTAGGCTCTCCACGCTCATGGACAACATCGAGATGATAGGGCTAAAAATTGGCGGGGCAATGCTACCTGCTATTGGCTACGTGGTGGACTTTGCGAGTGCGGTTTTAGAGCGAACCTTGCCTATTCGAACCGCCTTCGATAAGGTTGTTTTGGCAATGAAGCCCATAACGGACATACTAAACAACGAGTTTGGGAAGGCTCTCTCTCCTATTCAAGCGGCTTCGAAGTTTGTGGCTTTTTTGGCTGATTCCATTTATGCGGTCTTGCCTATTATTCAAAATATGGCAATCGTGTTGTCGCCACTATTGCAGTGGGCTATCAATTTTGGGCAGGCTATATACGTGCAACTTGCACCAACACTGCAGGTTGTTTCCGATTTGTTCGCTCAAATTTCGCCGTACATTTACACTCTTATTGACTCACTCACAAACGCGATAAACATTACTTTCATAACCCAAACCGCCTTCGATACACTTAGGAAGGTACTAACCTTTGTAGGGCAGACTCTTGTATTTGTGGCAAAAGTCCTTACCCCTATCCTGAAATTATTGATTGACATTTCAGGCTATTTGATAACAGGCGCGGTGGGTGCATGGCGCGTTTTCAGCGAGTTTGTTTTTGCAATCGTAAACACGATAAAAGGCGCATTGGAGGGTATAATAAACACTATCTACGCCATAGGCGAGGCGTTGGGCATTGTTACCAAACAAGCAACTGAATTTGACAAAAAATTAGCCAAGGCAAAAGGAGAAAATACGTCCCCAGTTATAGAGGTAGTAAAATACAAAAAGAAGGCAGCAGGAACAGAGCAGGCAAGCACTTTGCAATCCGCCTTGCCTACAAGCCAAATGCCAACTGCGGAAAGCAACATAAAAGCAGGTATTGCAGGGGTGCAAGGCGACTCGAAAGCGGCGCGAAACATTACGATAAATATCAACGGGGCATTGATTGAAACAATGCAAGTGAATAGCGGAATGGACTTGCAAGGAATAGAAACAAGTGTGAAAGATAGTGCCTTGAAAGGAATAATGACAGCATTACGAGATACAAGCCTAATGGCAGGAGAATAAAATGGAACAGTTTAGACTACCTTCGACAAGTTTGATGCAACTCTTATCAATGGTCAGACAAGACAACGTTTTTGTTTTGCCTACTGATATAGATTTGCCTTTACCTCCAAGTGAGGAAATTCAAACAGTTTCGTATTTGGGAACACCTATAATCCACTACCTTCAAATAGAAAGTGGAGGATATGAAACTGCGGACGGCAATACAGTGTTGTTTGATGGGCTTTTCATTGATGCGGTTGTGATAACGGTTTCACAAAGAAAGAACATAGTAAAAACGCCTGTTTTTGGCAGAAATGGCACTTTCAAAGAATATATTGCAGATGGGGATTTTGATGTGAATATACAAGGCGTGTTACATACATCACTCAGGCAAGCTCCCGATGAAGCAATCCGAATTTTGAAAGAAATTTGCAAAGCCCCAACCGCTATTCGTGTAAATAGCCCTTTTTTAGAGCTGTTCGATATTTTTGATTTAGTGATTGAAAATTACAGCTTTTCCCAAGAAAGAGCAGGCAAGGTAAATGTGCAAAGTTTTGAGTTGTCTTGTGTGAGTGATGAACCTTTTGAATTGACCAAAGAATAATGAAGCGAGTAACGACTACTATCAAGGTGCAAGATAAAAACGGCAAATTTTGGACGTTTACATGGGCAAACTCTATAACCATAGAATCGCGCTTTGATAAGCTGACAGATAGGGCAAACATTGTTTTGCCTAAAAAAGTAGCTTGGAAAAAAGATGCGATTGAAGGTGTAATAGTTAGGGGAGGGAAAGTGGAGGTTTGGGCAGGGTACGACTTCAGGCAAGATAAGATTTTTGAAGGGTACATATCTGAAGTACACACCAAAATACCTTTCGAGATTGATTGCCAAGACGCATCTTGGATTTTGAAACAAACCAGTATCAAAAGCAAGTCTTACCAAAATGTAACACTCAAAGCACTTTTGCTAGATGTTTGCCCTATACCATTTGAGGCAATAGATGTGAATTTAGGGCAGTTTCGCATAGTCAATGTTACTGTGGCGCAACTATTGGACGAATTAAATAAAACGTATGCTTTGCGCTCCTTTGTGAGGGAAGGTAAGTTGTTTTGCGGTTTGGCTTTTTACCCAAATTCTGCCAAAGATTTTACTTTCACGTTTGAAGAAAACGTAATTTCAAACGATTTAGAGTATAAGCGTGCCGAAGACGTAAAAATAAAAGTAAAGGCTATCTCTATCTTGCCTACAAACAAAAAGATTGAAAAAGAATTGGGCGACCCTGATGGCGAGCTACGCACTTTGCCTTTCTACAATTTGAGTGAAGCAGAATTGGTGGCGAGTGCTACACGCGAATTGGAAAGATTGAAAGTAGAAGGGTACGAAGGCAGTTTTACAACGTTTGGACAACCTACAGTGAGGCACGGCGATAGGGTTCGTTTGATAGACACAAGGCTGGGTAGAAACGGTGTGTACTTAGTGAAAGGCGTAAAAACTACAGGCACGACAAGTTCGGGGCTAAAACAAGTGATAACTTTAGACGCGAAAATTGCATAATGACTGACGATATTTTAAGGGCTTTTCAAGAAATAGCCCGCAAAGAGTTCGAGAAAAACGTAGGCATAGGCGAGCTAATTTGCGTTGTGAAAAGCGTAAATGAAGACGCTCAAAGTTGTGATGTGTTTGATGAAAACGATTCAGAAGATGTTATTTTCAACGTTAGGCTTGGGGCATCTTTTGAGGAAAGCAGTTGTGTTTTATTTCCAAAGGTAGGAAGTTACGTTGTGGTAACTCTTTTGGATAGGTCAAATGCTTACGTTTCGAATTTTAGTGTTGTGGATAAGTGTGTTTTGAAAGCAGAAAATGGAATTTCGTTTGATGCGCAAAAAGGCAAGGTGGAGGTAAAAAACAATCTATCGGACTTGAAAAGTATTTTTGAAAGTATCGTTTCATTTTGTGAGCAAGCAACTTATACCAACTCAGCAGGTCCGACAGCAGTGGCAAACAATGTCACAGTATTGGCGCAAGTAAAAATTAAAATCAACAACCTACTAAAATGATAGATTTTTTGTTAGATAATGATGACGATTTGTTAATAGAAAATGGCGACTTTGCTACAGGCGAGTCGGATAACCAATCTGTTTACCTTGTAATAAAGTCAAGCTATGGGGACTGGAGAGAGTCTCCAATATTGGGCGCAAATTTGCAAGGGTTTATAAATTCAAAATTATCAGATTTGCAACTGAAAAACAAACTCAAGTTAGCCTTGAAATCCGATGGGTGGGCTTTGAAAAAACATAGTATTGATAAAAATGGTGCAATTTCCGTAACCGCTACAAAGATATGAATTTTTCTAAAAAATATCCTTACGCTGACCGCTCAAGGCAAACCATAGAAAATTGGTTCTATGGCTATATAGGCGCAGAAAATCAGTTTCAACCCAATAGATACAAGCTAATAAACGTGTATGATTATGCGTTTTTGGACTTGCATTTATCGGCTATTTGGCAAAACCGAAAAAACAAAATTTTAGGCAATCACTTTGACTTGCTAAACCCGCTTGGGGAAGTTGATGAAGAGGCTAAAAAGTTATTTGAAGGCATTTGGTATAATCAATTTGTTGATTACGCCCTTGATTCTGTTGCCTTTGGGTATTCGCTTATTGAATTTGGAGAGTTTGTCGATGGCGTTGGTTTATCGGAAGTAAACTTGATAGACAGACGTTTGGTAAATGTGGATAGAAAAGAGTTTCTATCAAGCCCATACAATAATTTTGGCACCCCATTTACTGAAGGGATATTGAATGATTATTGCCTTTGGGTGGACACAAAAACGCTTGGTTTTATGCTAAAAGCCTCTCCCGTAGCAATATACAAGCGGTTTGGATTTGGTGGATTTACTGAACACGTTGAAAAGCATAACCTACCATTACTCACTGTAAAAAGTGGACTGAAAAAAGACGACCCACGCTATGCGGAAATAGAAAACGCTATTTTGAACGCAGGCAGAAATCGTACACTTATATTGGGCGAAGATGAAGAAGCAAATGCACTCGATATGAAAGGCGATGGCGATATTTATGTAAAACACATAGATACTTGCAATTCGGAAATGTCAAAATTAGTGCAAGGTCAGGTAGGTACTTCTGAAATTGGTAGCAATTACAGGGAGGCAAGTAGCCACGAAAACGTATCAAATGAATATGCGCAAAATGATTTATCTTTTGTTACGGCTATCGTGAACACCTTGCTAATTCCAAAGTTAGCCAAATTGGGCGCACCTATACAGGGGTACAAAATACGCTACAATTCGGATAAAAAAGAACCGTTGCAAGATAGGATAAGACTTTTTTCCCTCCTTTTGGATAAGTACGATATTGATACAGAAACAATATACAAAGAATTTGGTGTTACTGTTTTACCTAAACCCTCCCCTACCATAGATGCAAATGCGTAATTATATTTGTTGCCATTCTCACGATATACAAGCAAATTTATCGGATTTTCTCAAAAGGGTAGGCAAGGCTTTTTTGAATTGGGCAGAGCGTGTTTTCAAGGGAGAACAAAACGAATTTGATAGCGAATATAGCAATCTGCTTTTTGGGGCGTATGCAGAGGCGGTAGGCAAAGGATTTGATAAGCCGAGTTTTGATACAAACTTTGCTTATCGTGCTATGGTAGAAGCAAATTTATTTCGCTTTTCTGCCGCCAAGACTTTGCAGGCGGGGCGCGACATTAATGCTTTGTTTCGCCAATATAGCACCGATTACGCAAGTTTTAGGCGCGAAGTAGATAAGCTAAACCTTGCCTACAATAAAACATACCTTTCAACCGAGTACGACTTTGCACAAGCAACCGCACAAATGGGCGCAAGGCATCTGCAATTCGAAGGAGAAAAGGATATTTTTCCATACGTACAATACCAAACTGTAAACGATTCGCGTGTAAGACCTGCTCACAAAGCACTTGATAATAAAATAGTCAAGATAGGCACGCCTGAGTACGATTTGATTATGCCTCCTTTGGGGTGGCGTTGTAGGTGCAATATGTACCAATTTGAAAATGGGCAGGTAAGTTCTTTGCAAGATGTTGTCGAGGCATTAAAAAGCGAAAAAGGGGCGCGAAAAGGAGAAACCGAATACGACACTATTATTCGTGAAGGCTTTGATGTAAATCGTGGAAAATTGGCTACAATTTTCACAGAAAACGAAATGTATTTGAAGGGCTTTTTGTTGAATTGGAAAGACTACAATTTGCCTAAATTTAATGAACTTGATAGTAGGATTTTGCCCAACATTGCACCAAAAAAACGAGACAAAAACAGCGCCCTTGCATGGTTCAATATCCGTGCCTTGCAAGGCGTTTGGAAGTTGTCAGACTACAGTGAAAAGGTGTTGTTTTTGACAGAAGCGAACTATCGTGCAATTTTGAATACTCCCGATGCTTTGCCCTGGATAGACCAAATTTTGAATATCGTGCAAAACCCTTCTGAGGTTTGGAGCGTAAAAGACGAAACAGGCTATACAAACCGATATTTGAGATTTTACGATAAAATTGCTCTTATGGTAGAAACAAAATTGGAGGCAGGCAAGGATATTGCAATAAAATGGTTTGGGAAAATCGGAAACGCAAACATCGAGGGGTGGTGGCGAAAAGGTGTGAATTATTTTTCAAAGGTAAAAAGATGAAAATACCAAAAATCCCTATCCTTGACATTCAAGGCGCAATGCGGGAAATGACTATCAAGGTAGCTCGAAATAGTGAACGTTTCTTTGGGGACAACTTTCGTAGGCAAGGCTTCCTTGACGCTACTTTGGAGAAATGGAGGCAAAGAAAACGTGAAGATGCGGGGCGTGCTATTTTGGTCAAAAGTGGCGCATTGCGTAGGTCAATATTTATTGAAGTTGCCTCACGTGGGCTTATTCGTTTGGCATCAAACCTACCCTATTCGAGTGTGCATAACGAAGGAACAGCTAAGATGCCACAACGTAAATTTATGGGGCAATCAAAAGCCCTTGACCAAGAAAATATAAAAATAATCATGGACATCTCAAAAAGGTACAAGAAATGAAACTTCAAATATATACAGCCATAAAAGAGCGTTTGCAAGAAATTGCAGGCATCGGACTTGTGGTACTTGATAACGGTCAGTTTGAAGACTCGGAGGCAAGTCAAACAAGGCAACACCACATTAAATTCCCTGCTTGCCTACTTTCATTTCCTCAAATGGAATACAGCACCCTTGCACTTGGCATACAACAATGTGAATTCACGTTGCAAGTCCGTTGTGGTGTTATGAGTTTGAAAGATGAAGATACAAGCGTGCTGACTTTTGCCCAAAGCGTACATGCTAAATTGCAAAACTACTCAAATGAACACCACAACACCTTGGGTAGAATTAGCGAACAGCAAGACACGAATCACGCCAATTTAATTTCGTTCACGATAAATTATAACGGTTCTTTTGTGGACGAATCGGGGCGTATTGATGCAAACTTTATAGAGCATCAAATAACAGAAATTGAAATACAAAAAGACGAATGGAAGCCATACCCGCCCAACAATGAAAGCTAAAGAATTGACTTTATTACAGCAGGCAAGTGAGTATTTGCGCACAGGTGCAAAGGTAAATGCTGTTTGCTATTTGTTAGGCATAGACATAAAGGATTTAGAGCAAGAAACTGAAAAGGTAGGCTACTCTTTAGCTGATTTTATTGTCTTGCAAAAAGATGTAGGCGAGGCGATATTGCTCCACTCGCAATGGGAGTTATCTCGAAAAAATGCGCAAATGGCTATCCACTTGGGGCGAGTTGTGCTTGGGCAAAAAGAACCTGAAATTGACAACAAAGGGCAGTACAAAATATTTGGAATTGCAACATTTGAAGAAACTAAAAAATACATAGGAAAAAATGAATAAATTGCCTCACCCCTCTTTTGTGGTAAATCCTGCCTTTGTGCCTCTTTTTGAGAACAAAGACAGGTATTTACTTGTGTGGGGAGGGCGTGGTTCGAGTAAATCGGTGTCAATGGCTACCAAAATGGTGTACCGTTGTTTGACTGAAAATTATTTCAAGTGCATAATGATTCGCAAGGTCAAAGACACTGTAAAAGACTCGATTTATGAAGAAATAAAACAGCAAATTATTAGGCTTGGTTTGGAGGAGTTTTTTCAGTTCAAAACAAGCCCTTTAGAAATCGTGTGCAAGTTGAATGGAAATGTTTTCTTGGCACGTGGGCTTGATGAACCTGACAAAATAAAGTCTATCAAAGACCCTACCTGCGCAATCTATGAGGAAGCAAACCAAATAGATTTGCAGGATTTTAATTATGTTACGACCTCCATACGAACCACACGCGCCGATTACTTGCAAGAAATATTGCTTTTTAATCCAGAAACAAAAGGCAGTTATCAAGATTTTTGGATTTACAAAATGTTCTTCGAAGGACATGAAGAAAAAGGCAATAGTTTTCGTGGCACAATCAATATTGAACTCGATGACCGCACTATTGAAAGTTTTTACACTGTCCACCATAGCACCTACAAAGATAACCAATTTCTAGACGAGCAATTTTTTGCTTTTTTGGAAAATCTTAAAAAGACGCAACCTTACTATTATACAGTTTGGGCGTTGGGGCAATGGGGAAACAAAACAGTCGAGGGACGCGCCTACAAAGACTTCACACTTGGCAACACAAAGCACAAAAACTACAATCCCTCCCTGCCTTTGCACATTACTTTTGACTTCAATACCGCGCCTTACATGACGCTATTGGTGTTTCAAGGTATTGGCAAAGATTTATGGCAGATAGATGAAATTTGTCCACAAACGCCACACAATAATACTTCAGCAACGTGCAAGAAATTCGCACAAAAATACAGCACACACGGAAATATTGTGTATGTGTATGGCGATCCTGCGGGGAAGGCAAAAAGCACCAAATTAGAAGAAGGCAAAAACGACTACACTATTATAGAAGACGCTTTGAAAGACTATCGCCCCAAATTGCGAGTAGCCTCTAAAGCTCCAAACGTGCAAAAAAGAATAGAATTTATCAACGCGCTTTTTAGGGGGGAAATTCCAAATTGTTCTTTAACATTGCACCCAGATTGCGCCAAAACTATTGCGGATTTTCAGAATGTAGTAGAAGACGCTGACGGTACAAAGTTAAAAAAAATGGTTACCAACAAAGAGAGCGGATTGCGATATGAGCAGTATGGACATACGTCAGACGCGGTGGAGTATATTGTTTGTGAGTATTTAGAAAGTGAATACGAAGCATTTTTGAAGAAGTCAAAGGGGCAAATTGGTAGTGTGAGGCAAGGTGTTTCCGATAAGGTGTATTGAAATAAAATAGGTTATGGCAAAGTTTACCATAACCTATTTTTTCGTACAACATTTATTATCATACTCTCCAAATTAAGCCCCACCGAAGCGGGGCTGGTTAGGGTTTAGGCGCGGAAATAATCCGCTATATCGTAATAGGCAAGGTTTTCGAGGAGTCTGTCAAGTTCTTTTTCCCCTTCCGCGAAGTTTTCATTGCTCATTTTTACCTCAAAATTGCAGGCTATTTTCTTTGATGTCCCAAGTATAATGTAATCAAATAGGTTTGCACCTTGAGAGTATATATAACCTTGAGTGTAATAACCAAAATCTTGGCACGCTTTCAAAAAGGCATTTTGCGTTTTTGCGCTTGTGGTTTTTGTATCAAGACCAGTATTAAAGATTTCGTACTCAATAAAAAAATCGAGCCTTATCTTGAAAATGTATCCTTTCAAAATGAACTCAAATTCTTTTTGTGTTTCTCCATTTTTAAGGAAGAAAGAAAGAGTTTCATTTGTTTTGGCAGTTTCTACCCAAGATGCAACTTGCTTCTGGTCTTCAGTAGTAATGTCAGGATATTTCCGCAAATCGAGGCAATCCGTTAGCATATCCTCAAACGCTCTCCCAAGTGCAAAATTCCTTTCTTTATTTCCAAAAGATTGCTTTTCAAAACGTATGCTATCCACGTATTTTAGAAACGAGTATGAAATCATTTTTTTGGAATAGTACGCATCTTGTGAGCCGTTACCAAAGAATGCCCAAATTTTGTCAAGGTCGCTTTGTAGCTTTGCCTCTAATTCGTTAGCTTTTCCCCTTAGCCTATCTATTTCTGCACGAAGGTTTGTGGGTTGCTCAGGCATTACAGCCGTTTTGTTTTCAAAAACAAGCACCAAATTTGAGGCACTTGTTTTGTTTTCAAATGGATTTACTACCATTGCACTATTGGTTGTTTGGTTTGGCGGTCAAAACGTGGCGCGTTTGGCAGTCTGTAAGACTTCATTAGCGCAAATAAAAACGCTCCATTTTCAGGATTTTCAAAGATTGCTTTGTAGTCATCTTTCAAATCTTGTGGGAAATCGTTTGGCAAATGCGTAAAGTTTGGCACAAAATAAGTAGCATTTGAGGCTTTGCCGTTTTCATCAATCAATGCCTTATCTTTTTTCGTCCCACTCCATTCAATCGTAGTGAATAGGTAAATTCCACGATTGTCGTCTTGGTGGCACACAACGTCATCAGGCATCTCTTTGATTGCATTATACAAAGATTTTATGCCGTTGTCATAAGTGCAAATTGTGCCTAATTTGCCCTCACTATCAAAGAAACCAATTTCAATCCATTGCATTCTTTTTTCTTGATTCTCATTGAACAAGAAAAAAGTATCCGCATACAATATAGGGGAAATGTAAAATATGTGCATCTTGATTCTTTTTGTTTCAAGTTCCACCATATTTCTGAAAAATTGGTTCTTCCCTGCATCAAACCTAAATTCATTCGCGCCCAATTTTGAAGGCTTTATGAATTTGAAATTGTTTGGCACACTTGCCAACTCAAAAGGGCTTTTTGTTGCAACCGCAACGTTTTGTTGTTCTGTCATTGTTTATAGTAAATTAAAGGTTTTATAAAATGATTTACACAAATATACGATTTTTCTTGTTGATTTACAAAAATTAACACAACTTTTTAGCAACGCTTTTGGCTGTGTGAGGTTAGACACTTCCTGTCCTTTTTAGGTGTTTTGTTCTTGCATAGGAGAGGGATTTTTTCGCATCGACTCACTCCTTTTCTTGTTTGCCTCTGCTTGTTTATTATACTCCCTCTCCCATTCGGTTGCTTGCTGTTTGTATGTTTCAAACATAACCCTTTGTGCCTCCATTTGCGTATAAGCTACCTGCAATTCTTTTTGAAGTTTGGACTCTCTTTCAGTAACTCCATTTGTTAAAATAGTTACTGCATTTTGCAGTTCAGACACTCTATTTTGCAGTTCAGACACTCCCTGCTCTTTTGTAGTGAGTTCCGATTGACTCTTAAACACTAAACTTTGTGCATCAGTGAGTTCGGATTGATTATTTTCAAGTAATGAAGTGAGTCTAAGTATCTCACTATTTACCTCCTCCTCTTCTTTCTCTTCCTGTGCCTTTGCGTCATTGTAGGCTTGTGTACTGATATAGCCCAAACCAAATATTGCAGAGGCGCAAAGAAGTGCGATATAAAGTGTTAGCCACTCATTGTATTTTTCATTGTAGTATAAAAAAACCGCAAGGAATTCATACACCGCAAAAAGTAATTTTATCCAAAATCTTTTTGCTCTCCTAATAATTAGGAAAGTTACCAAACCAAGCCCTAATGACTGTATTACGTGCAATCCGCTTTCCACGCCATTTGCTTTTTGATTCATTGCCCACAAAATTCTCGTGTAGGTGTGCATCAAAAAGAAAACCCAAACAGAAAGAGTAAAATTTAATAAGCCGTTTCCGCTTACCCACTCTTCGAACCAATGCGCTTTTTTTCTACTCACTGCCTGCCTCCTTTCTTTCGTGGTCGCGGTGGGCTTTTTCGGATTTTGTGATGCGTATGCACCCAGCGAAGACCGCAGTTAGGATTAGCAATATCAATGCTATGAGAAATAACCGCATCGAGTCGTTATATTGTTTTGAAGTCATATCGTAATGGTTAAATTTATTATTTTTGCTTTACAAATCGTTGCATCTTGAAATTGAAGTAGCTTTGTTTTTCCGTTCTTAGCTACCTGCAAAGAGAATACGCCTACTTCTTTGTATTTTTGGTTGTACCCTTGCACCTCAAACTTTGTGGTATAAAGAGTGCCACCACGCCCATGCTTCGTTACACTTTGCTCTATAATAGCTATTTCATTGGTTACCTGAAAAGAAGCTATTATTGCGCTTGTGATACTTTTTTGTGCTTCATTTGTTTGATATTCCATGATAAAAAGTGAAGTTTAAACCCCTTGCGGGGCGGTGGTTATTTACAAATTGCTTTTGCCCATTTTGCGTGTTTTGCCTCAACATAAAAGCCTGTTATGTCGCTAAACTTTGTTTCCGCTTCGTGCTTTGTGCGGGCTTCAACGTACAGGTTTACCCCGCTACGAGAAACTTCTTTGAAAGATGTCATTTTTGGCATAGGCAAAGCCAAGTCGTACGGAATTACACCGTACCAAACCTTGTAGGGGAGGTTTGCGACCTCTAAAAACAAGGTATATTGCGCATCAGTCGCCCAAGCCTCAAAAGTTGTCAAAGACTCTACTTTGCTATCTGAAAAGTAGTACAACACAAGGGTTTGCAACTCGTTTGCATCAAGTTCGCTGTATGGTGTATCAATCCACACATAATCAACCTTACAAGTGTGGTCACACCAAAAGTCAGCAAGTTCTCCATACCCAATAAGCGCACGCGCTTCTTTTGGAAATTCTAAGGTTCTTACTTGCACCTTGCCATCACGTTTTGATATAAAACCAATCGTGGAGTCTTCCTCTGTAGGCAAGGTAAGAAAGTGAAGGATTTGTATTTTTCGAATTGTTATAGGCGTTCCCATATCGTTTTTTATGTTTAGTAGGGTAGGAACTGCCTACCCTGTGAATGATTAAGCTACTTTGAGTTTTGGAGTTTTGAGGTTGTCGGGTTTGAAACTCCTTATACCTTGCTTTTCAAGGTCGTGATACAAGATGTTACCGTTCTTTCCAAAATGGAGGTTATATCCTGTGGCTATCCTTAGTTCGCCTGTGCCTTCCTTAAGGTAGGCAAATTGAACCGTTATGCCTGTTTTGATTGCCTCTTCGAGGGTTAGCTCGCTTTTCGCGAAAAGCCTTGCTACAGGTCGCCAAATAAACTTGAAAAGTTGGATTGCGAAATGAAAATCGTACTTTTGCATATAAATTTTAGTTTTGATAAAAACACCAGCGCATCTTTGTTTCTTTGAGGCAAGGCTTGCGCTTTTCCCTTGTCCCGTTTTGATAGTACAAAGGTAGTGCAAAATTTTTACAGTGCAAAATTTTTACGTAAATATTTTAACTTTTCTTTTCGCAATCGTTTGCAATAGCCGTTTTTTAGCAAAACCTTGTTTTTTGGCGATAAAAAAAATGGTGGCGACAAAGATGTTG